GACGTTCACCTCGGGCTTCCGCCTGATCGACGGGGATGAACTCAATACTGCATTCGATCAGGTCAATGGTGCGCTGGACGGAACGACCACCATCGTCATCAACGCCACGGGTGCATTCAACGGCACCATTGGTGCGACCACCCCGGCTGCTGGTGACTTCACCTACATCAACCAGGGCGTCGACGCTGGTTTGACGGCTGCGGGCACGACCAGGGCTGACGCTCTGGCCCTGACCAAGGCTATCAACGTTGTCGGCACGGCTGCGGCCAGCACGGGCGTTGTGCTGCCGTCTGCGGCGACCGTGGGGATCGGTGGCTCTGTCATCGTGTTCAACGACGGCGCCAATGCCATCAAGGTCTATGGCGCCGGTTCGGACACCATTGACGGCGTCGCCGCCGCGACTGGCGTCACCCTGACCAATGCACTGCGATGCGAGTTCTACGTCACCGCTGCTGCAACCTACAAGTCCGCCAAGCTCGGCGCGACCAGCACCTGATCTCATCCCCTCATCTGAAAGGACTACCCCATGTCTGGACTCTATCCCGGCTTTACCCAGCTGTCGGTATTCACTGGCGTCGAAGAACTGCTCGTGGACACCGAACTCGCGTCGGGCGCCAACCCGCAGTCGTCCATCTCGAGCCTCATGCAGCTTGCTGCTGCCCTCAAGTGGATGGCGGCCAGCACCGACCAGACCACCGTCGCCGGTACGCGCTACTATTCCAGCATCACGCTGGGCAATGACGCGACCCTGACCGGTATCGCTGCTCTCGTGGGCGGCACGGGCGGCACCGACAACTGGATCTTCGAGCTGCACGACTCGACCGGCGCTCTTGTCGCCACCACGGCGACTGCTGGCACCACGGCCGGCACCGCCAACACCTGGCAGCGTATCGCCTTCACGGCCGCTTACGAGGCGTCTGCTGGCAACTACTTCATCGCGGTCCAGTCCAACGGCACCACGGCCAAGCCTGCTGTGTACAGCTCGCCCGGCCTGCCGATTTTCACCGGCTCGGCAACTGGCACCTTCGGCACTGGCGCCGCGATCACGCCGCCGCCGACCTACACCGCATCTCGCGGCCCGGTCGCGCTGGTCTACTGACCTCAAGCATAGGGACGAGACGGCATGGGCAAGTCCACCGCGACCAGCAACAGTGTGCTGAACCTAATCTTCAGCGCAACGGCGTGGGCAAACATTGCCGACAACGCCGCCTCGTCCCCCGCAACCAATCTCTACGTAGCGCTGCATACCGCCGATCCTGGCGCTGCCGGTACGCAGAGCACGAACGAAGTGACGTACACCTCCTATGCCCGGGTCGCCGTAGCGCGCTCGGGCTCGGGTTGGACCACGTCGACCACGGCTTCCGTGTCCCCGCAGGCCGCCATTCCGTTCCCGGCTGGAACGGGCGGCTCGGGCACCGCGACCTATGCCAGCATCGGCATGCTGTCGTCTGGCGCCGGCATCATCCTCTACAGCGGGCCCATCAGCCCGAACATCGTCACTGGCTCGGGCGTGACGCCGCAGCTCTCATCCGCGTCAACCATCACGGAGTCCTGACGCATGGAAGTGGTCACGGCGGTTGCCTCCATGACGGCGCACGGCATCCTCGGCAACGACCCGACGCTGCACGGCCGCATCATCGATGCGATGAGCGCAGCGGTTCGCAAGTGTCAGGATGCGGGCATTACCGACGTCGAGGCCATTCGCGCTGCCCAGATCGCGGCGCGCGATGCTGTCACGGCAAAGGGCCGATAGATGGCACTCGTCTATGTCGACCGCGTCAAGGAATCGACAACCACCACTGGAACGGGCACCTATACCCTTGCGGGGGCGCAGACCGGGTTTCAGGCGTTTTCGGCGGTTGGCGATGGCAACACCTGCTATTACGCCATCACTGACGGCACGAATTGGGAAGTCGGCCTCGGCACTTACACGCTGTCCGGCACGACGCTGGCGCGAACATCGGTGCTGGCCTCGTCCAATGGCGGCTCTGCGGTAAACTGGAGCGCTGGGTCAAAGACGATCTGGCTGGACCTCCCCGCGTTGTTCTTTACCGGGCTCGTGACTTCGGCCTCGGCTTTCAGCCCGACTGCCAATGACGGGAAGGCGCTCGGGACCACGTCGCTGTCATGGGCCGATCTGTACCTCGCCTCGGGCGGCGTGCTGAACTGGAACAACGGTAACTATACGCTGACCCACAGCTCGGGTCTGTTGACCGCCAGCGGGGCGCTGAGCCTCGGCACGTCGAATGCGTTCACGACTGGAACGATTGAGCTAGGCGCGGCGACCGACACGACCATTTCGCGCTCTGCGGCTGGCGTGATCGCGGTTGAAGGCGTTCCGATCTATTCAAACATTCCGCAGAACAGCCGGAGCGCAGCCTACACCACGGTTCTGGCGGATGCGCAGAAGCATATCTATCACCCCTCGGCCGACACTACGGCGCGGGTCTGGACCATCGATAGCAATGCCAACGTGCCTTATCCGATTGGCACCGCGATCACGTTCATCAATGACACGAGCGCGGGTGTGATCACCATCGCGATTACGTCGGATACTCTGGTGCTGGCAGGAACCGGCTCGACAGGGTCCCGCACCCTTGCTGCGAGCGGCATGGCCACGGCGATCAAGAAGACGACCACGTCTTGGATCATCTCCGGGGTAGGGCTGACCTGATGGCTGGCGTAAGTCACCAGGCACTGGTCGCAAGTTACTCATCGCCGTCTGCGGCGCTAATTCTGTTTGCGTCCGCCACGTCCAGCGGAACCACGGTGACCGTGCCGACAGGTATCGCGGATGAAGATGTGGGGGTGCTGGTAGACAGAGGCTATGGCATCTCTGGCGCGCCAACCGCCGTTACGCCATCGGGTTACACGACGCCAACAGGTGGAAACGTCCCAGCGCCGGACGGCAATCAACGCGTCGTTATCTCTTACAAGAGTTTGACCACGGCCGATTCCGGCGCCACCGTGACAGGCATGGCGAGCGACGACACCCGCAAGATCTACATGGTGTTTCGACGCGCGGCAGGCGTGGCAACGATTACCCCGAGTGCAGTGACCTCTACGTACAGCAACGGCACCGATCCGGCAGCGGCCTCGGCAAGCTATACGGGACTCAGCGGCAGCTCCGTTACGCTTGGCATCCTTGCCTCATCGTTTGTGACCACTATCGTATCGCCGTCTTTCTCCCCGACAGAGACAGGGGTGCTGACTAGAGGCAACAATCTGCGGGTCTACTATCTGCTGACTGCCACCGGCGATCCCGGCTCCGTCTCCGTCGACCAGGGCGACAGCGGCCCCCGAAACCAGAACATTCTTCTCAATCTGGAACTCACTTGAGGAGATTAGCGGCGTGGTTCGTGGACAGCCGATTACCTCGATTGAGCCAGTGAGGCACAACAACGCGGGCCGGTAAATGCTAGGTTTTTCGGCTCTCTCAGAAACCCCGATTTCGTCGCTTCCCGCAGACGGGTCGATTGCAGTCTTCAGTGCCGTAGGGGCGGGCGCTTTTTCGGCGGTAGGCGCCTCGACTGCGGCGGCGGTTCTGAGTGCCTCGGGCTCTGGTGCCCTGTCCGGGGCCGGTGTTTCGGTCAATGCGGCGATCTGGTCCGCAAGCGGGCTCGGGGCATTCACTGGGGTTGGCCTGTCGACAGCCAGTGCCGCGCTGGGGGCGGTTGGATCTGGCGCATTCAACGCCAATTCCGGAATAGCGGTCGAGGCGATCTTCAGTGCAGCTGGCACTTCGCAGTTCCTTGCCTACTCGCCACCCGAGCCCACACCGGCCCGAACGGTAGACGCGGAATCACCGGGTCGCACGCTGACGTTGCCTGAATACCCGCGAACGGCGGAAGTGCCGGAAGCGTCGCGTACCGTAGACGTGCTGGTCGCCAAGGAAGGCGCAGCAAACCGACTGATCGTCCTCAGCGAATTGCCGCCGATTGTTCAGCAGTAGGGAGCCCAGCATGTCGCTGAACTGGCCGGCCAAGGGGCCATACGAGGTACTGGACTACACCATCAACTGGGCGCGCGCCCTCGGCACCGACAGCATTGTCACGTCCGACTGGACGATTTCGGCCGCCGACCTTGTCGAAAGCAATGCAACCAACCAGGCAAAGACCGCCACAATCTGGCTGAGCGATGGCACGGCTGGGCAGAGCTACACGGTCTTCAACACCATCGTGACGGCACAGGGGCGGACGTTCACCCAGACCGTCGCCATCAGCGTGCAGAACAACTGAGGCCACGGCTATGAAGGTCAAAGGCAAATTCCGGATGCCGTCGCGGGTCACTTATGTGTTCCCGACCGAGTTTCGGTACACGGCGGTAGATTTGAGCCCCGCGTCAATGCGCAAGATTCGTCCGCATGCCCTCCGCGACCTGATCGTCATGCGAGAAAAGCTCAAAGCATGGGACGCTGCGAGGTAACGGCATGGCACTCGGCAAGAAAACCGGCGGGCGCACCAAGGGCGTCCCCAACAAAGCAACCGCTGATCGGGAAAAGCGCGTTCAGGAAGGCGGCATTACGCCGCTCGACTACATGCTTGAGGTCATGCGGGACGAGAACAACCCGAAAGACGTTCGTCTCGACGCTGCCAAGTCAGCAGCTCCGTACGTCCACCCCAAACTCGCGGCAATCGAACACACAGGCGACATGCACGTCTGGATGCACGAAGAGGCCCTAGGTGAGCTTGAGTGAGCGCGAGAAGCAGATTCGGCGCCGATTGCGCGACGACTTCTCCCACTACGCCCCCCGATGCCTCAAGATCAGGCCGAAAGACCCGCGTCTAGGCCCGCAGCCGTTTACGCTCAACAAGGCGCAACTCTATCTCCATGGGCGCCTGCAAGCCCAGATCGAACGCATGGGCAAGGTCCGGGCGCTGGTGCTCAAGGGACGCCAGCAAGGCGTTTCGACGTATATCGGCGGCCGGTTCTACTGGCGCACGACCCACAATCGGGGGATGCGCTGCTTCATCCTGACCCATGAGCAGGACGCCACAGACAACCTGTTCGGCATGGTCGACCGGTTCCACGAACATTGTCCAATTCTGGTCAAGCCGTCGACGGGCGCTTCGAACGCCAAGGAGCTGTATTTTGATCGTCTCGAGAGTGGCTATGCGGTTGGAACGGCGGGGACAAAGGCTGTTGGACGATCTCAGACTATCCAGCTATTTCACGGCTCGGAAGTGGCCTTCTGGCCGAATGCCTCGACGCACTTTGCGGGCGTTGTGCAGGCTATACCGGATCTACCAGGCACTGAGATTGTCCTTGAGAGCACGGCCAACGGGGTCGGGGGGGAGTTTCACGAGCGCTGGCAACAGGCGGAAGCCGGCGTAGGCGATTACGAGGCAATCTTCATTCCGTGGTTCTGGTCCGATGAGTACCGGCGCCCGGTGCCGGCCGATTTCGTCATGACCGAGGAAGAAGCGGCTTACCAGGCGGCGCATGACCTCGATCTTGAGCAGATGGCGTGGCGGCGCAACAAGATCGCCGAACTGAAGGACGACATGCTCTTCAAGCAGGAATACCCGGCGACCGCCGCTGAGGCGTTCCAGATGACGGGGCACGACAGCTTCATCAAGGCGCCCTCGGTGCTGGCGGCCCGCAAGGCCAATCTTGAAGCCATCGGCCCGCTGGTGCTTGGCGCTGACCCCGCTCGGTTCGGTGATGACAGGTTTTCGCTGGCACGGCGGCAGGGCCGCAAGGTTCTGCGGCTCGAAAGCAAGACGAAACTCGACACGGTTGCAGGAGCCAACTGGCTCAAGCAGGTGACGGACGAAGAAAAGCCGACGCGGGGCTTTATTGACGTAGGCGGGCAGGGCGCCGGGGTGTTCGATCTGCTGAAGGCGTGGGGCTATGCGTTTGACCCCAGCAAGCCGAACGATCATCGCGGCGTCTGGGTGCCGATTGATTTTAGCGGCTCGCCACAACAGGCGGATCTGATCCTGCCGAGCGGTGAGAAGCGGCCGGGACCATTCAATCGCCGCGCGGAAATGTGGATGCGTTCGCGCGACTGGCTTGAAGAAGCGGGCGGCGCGGACATCCCAGATTCAGACAGCCTCCAGGCCGACGCCTGCGGCCCCGGATACCACTACAATGCCAACAGCTATCTGCTGCTGGAAAGCAAAGAACACATGCGCCAGGTGCGCAAGCTCCGCAGCCCCGATGAGTGGGACGCGGTAGCACTGACGTTCGCTGAGCCGGTTGCCAATGCGAGGCCGGCACTCAAGAGCCCCGTGCAACTGAACAAGTCCGCGCGGTCGAATACTCTAGGTTGGATGGCGCGATGATCGAAAAAGAAGACAGCGCGCGCAGTCCAGACGAAGACGCCGCTATCATCAAAGAGGCCAAGGAGCGTTTTGCCCGCTGCGAGGACTGGGAAAGCCACTTCCGCAACATGTTTGTTGCCGACTTCCGTTTCGGCCATGCCGACAGCGACAACATGGACCAGTGGCCGGACCAGCTCCTGACGGATCGCGAGATCAACCAGAAGCCGACGCTGACGGTCAACAAGACCCGCATTCATTGCCTTCAGATCGTCAACGACGCCAAGCAGAACAAGGCTGGCGTTGTCGTCCATCCGACCACGACAGAAGCCACCTACGAGGCCGCCGAGGTCTACGAGGACGTTGTGCGACACATTGAGTACATGTCTCGGGCGCAGCAGGCATACGACAAGGCCGCAACGAACATGGTGTTCGGTGGCGTCGGCTATTGTCGCGTCGTGACCCAGTACGCGGACGAGAGCAGCTTTGACCAGGAAATCCTGATCCGGGGCATTCCCGACCCGTTGACGGTCTATACCGACCCGGACGCTCGGGAAGTCGACAAGTCGGACATGGAGTTTGCCTTCGTCTTCGATGACATGTCGAAAGAGAAGTTCAAGCGCGAGCACCCCGGCTTTGAAGATGCGACGGTTGCCCCGCTCGGCACCTATGACAGTTGGGTCGGCGACGATCACATCCGCGTTGCCGAATACTGGCGCCGGAAGCATCGCAAGATCAAGCTGGTGTCCGTCATTGACCCGGCTACGGGCGAGCGCCGCACGACGGAAAAGAAAAACGTCGACCCCGAGATGATCAAGGCCATCCGCAAGGACCCGGCCTGGGATTATCGCGAGCGCGATGCCGACGAAGTCACGGTGGAATGCTTCAAGATCGCGGGCTCCAGCGTCATTGACCACTACGAGTGGGCTGGCGAGTGGATTCCGATTGTGCCGGCCATTGCCGAGGAAGTCGTCATTGACGGCCAGATGGACCGGAAAAGCCACGTCCGCTACCTCAAAGACCCGCAGCGGATGTACAACTACAATTCGAGTGCGGAAGTCGAGTTCGGCGCGCTCCAGACGAAGATCCCGTATCTCGGCCCCGCCAAGGCGTTTGAGGGCTTCGAAGAATACTACGCCAACGCGAACCTTCAGAACCTCGGGTTCCTGCCGTTCAACCACGTTGACGACCACAACAATCCGATCCCGGCACCGCAGCGGCAGAACCCGCCGACCGTCGCGACCGCCTTCCTCAAGGGCATGGAAGTCGCCCAGCAGGAAATGATGATGGCCTCGGGTCAGTATCAGTCCCAGTTCGGGCAGAACGAGAATGCCACCTCGGGCAAGGCAATCAACGAACGCCAGCGGCAGGGCGACAACGCAACCTATCACTTTGTCGACGGACTCGCGATCATGGTCCGCCAGATTGGGCGTATCGTGGTCGACCTGATCCCGAAGATTTACGACACGAACCGGGTGATGCGCATTCGCGGCGAAGACGGCACGATGAAGAACATCGCGTTTGACCCGAAGGCGCCGCAGGCGGTGATGGAACTGGAAAGCGCCGAGCGCGATAAGGTCAACCTGATCTTCAACCCGAACATCGGCAAGTATGGCGTCGAGGCCGATGTTGGCCCGAGCTTTGCGACTCGGCGTCAGGAAGCGTGGAACGCGATCATCCAGATCGTTACTCAGTCGCCGCAGCTCATTCCGGTTGTGGGCGATCTGCTGTTCCAGAATGCGGACTTCCCTGGCGCGGACGAGATCGCACAGCGCCTCCGCCGCATGGCGCCCCCACAGGCGCTTGGCGATGGGCCGAACCCGGAAGTGCTCGACGCGCAGCAGAAGATGGACCAGCTCATGGGTGCGGTCGAAAAGCTCAACGCCGAACTGGCGGACAAGAGCGCCGAGACCAACATCAAGGCGTTTGATGCCCTGACCAAGCGGTTGCAGGCTATCGGCAATGCCGGGCCCATCGTCACGCCGCAACAGGCACAGCCGCTTATTGCGCAGGCCGAAGGGCAGATGCTGTCGGGCGGCTTCCCGCAGGAGTTCGGGGGCCAACCGCCCCCGGCGCTTCCAGTGCCGCAGCCGATGGAACAGCAGCCGATGCCGATGGCACCGCAGGGGGTGATGTGATGACCAGCAAACTCGTCAAAAAGACCGCCAAGGAACTCGCAGGGGCCTTCTACCAGGGCGAAGACGCCTTGCATGACGGCCGCATCGGTCGCACCGACACGTTCCGCAGCTCCGGCATTTCCGAGCGCCAGTTCGTCAATGAGTACTGGCCCGACTTCGTCAAGATGGCCCGGAAGATTCTGGCACACATGATCCAAGAGCCGGGCCGCACCGACATGGAGCGTGACGAGATCTACGACGCACTTCTCGAGGAACGCGGGGCATGGACTGACGAGCAGTTGGCCGCCCCCAGCATCATCCGGGTTTCGCATTGATGCGTCGCATGTCCGCCGTAACCGCCGAGGAGTTCAACCAGTTCCTTGTCGAGCATCCCGACCTTGAGCAGCGCCGCGTCGGCGGGACGGTCTGCTATGTCGAGGCCGGGGAATGGCCTGACAATCTGGTCGCCAGCTTTGTGCCTGCTGGCGGCATTCGCAGGCGGGACGGCGCGTGGCGCGTGGCGGTGGATGAGCCAAATGCCGAACCGCTGCCCTGAGTGCGACGGTCGCGGCATTCAAGGCCCGCATTTCCCATCCATTGGCGAACGCGCCGAGGACTTCATCTGCAAGCGGTGTGATGGCAGCGGCTACATCACACCGGCATGGGAGCCGCCACGGAAAACCAACCATGAAGACACCGAACAAATCCCCGGCGTCAGGTCCAAAGGCGCCGAAGGGCTATAGCCCGGTCAAGGACGACGAACGCAAGTGGCGCGCGGAAGATGCCTTGCGCACTCTGGAACGCGCCGAGGAAGTGCGGGCAGATCGCGGCCTGATGAGGGACGTCGAGGCCTGTCGTCAGGACAAGATGCGCAAGCTGGCGGAGATCAAGGTCGAAGTCGCGCCGCGCACGATCAAGAAGAAATAACGGGGCCACTCCCGCTTAACGACCGTACGGAGGCGGCTCCTCCGATCATCACCTGAAAAGGATACCCTATGACGACCAAGACCTCCGCTTCCGCTATCATGCGGGCGGTGCCGAGCCTTTATGTCGGTGCTCCGCGCGTTGCCTTCTCTGCCGACGAGCCTACCGCAGCCCCCGCTGCCCCCGCTGCCCCTGAAATTCCCGTACAGACTTCGGAGCCGGAGCCGCTGGTTGTGGCAACGGACGAGCCTGCAGCTGCAGAACCCGCAGAAGGCGCTGCTGATGGCGCCCCCGAGGGCGAACCCGAACCCGCCGCCGAACCCGATGGCAAGAAGCCAGAGAAGGTTCCCGAGTGGCTGCAGAAGAAGATGGCGGCCGATGCTTTCGAAGCCCGCGAGACGGCCCGCAAGCTGAAAGCTGCCGAGGCGGAGTTGGAAAGGCTGAAAAAGCCTAGCCAGCCCCCCTCAGCCTCTCCCACACAGGAAGACGCGGCCGCCGCGACCAATGCAGCCCCGGTGGGCGGATACAAGTCACAGGCCGAATTTGACGCTGCTGTTGAGGCCGCAGCAGCGCGCCGTGCCGCACAGGAACGCATGCAGGCGGAACAGCGCCAGTTCTCGACCCGACTTGATGAAGTGTGGACCAAGGGAGTTTCGGCTTTCGGCGAGGAGAATTTCGGCACTGTGGCCGCCAACCTTCAGAGCGTTGGCTTCACCCCGATGGTCGATCCTCAGACCGGTGCGATCATGAACACCGAGCTGATGCAGATCGTCATGGAAACCGACGACCCATCCAAGGTTCTCTACGAACTCGGCTCAGATCCCAATCGCGCTCAGGCCATCATGGCGATGCCTCCGGCCAAGCGCGCTGTCGAAATCGCGAAGTTGTCTGTCGCCCCCGCTGCCAAGCCGGAGCCTACCCCTCTCAGCAACGCGCCGCGTCCGGTGCAACCTGTCGAGGGGAGCGCCCGTCCCAATGGCGAGCCGGCAGACAACGATGACGACGCAACGTGGTTCCGCAAGCGCGAGGAACAGCTTCGCAAGCGTGGTGCTGCCTAACGACGACTAGCCTTCCGCCGCTCGCAGCCCGGCCAACCGGCTGCTGACTCGCCCGACCAATCTATGCGGACCACGGGCACCGCATCGTATCCCGGCGCGTCAGGCCCGGAGACCGGCCGCTTTCACCTCGCCCACGGCCGCGAGACCCAATCGGCACCCGACCAGATCACCACCCTCCGCCAAAGACGCGGACGATCTTGCGCGTGCCTCGAAAGCAACCCCCGGACTTCGAGGTTTCAATGTCCAACTCGCTTCTCACTACGAGCAAGATCACCCGTGAAGCGGTGCGTCTGTTCGTCAACTCCAATCTGTTCATCCGCAACGTCGACCGTCAGTACGACTCTGACTTCGGCAAGAAGGGCGAAAAGATCGGCTCCCAGCTCCGTATCCGCCTGCCCAACGACTACACCGTCACCAAGGGCCCAGCGGCTTCTGTGCAGGATACCACGGAACAGCAGACCGTCCTGACGCTCGCCACCCAGGCGCACGTCGACGTGTCGTTCGCTACCGTCGACCTCCTGCTGAGCCTGGATGACTTCTCCGAGCGCATCCTGACGCCCGCCATGAACAATCTGGCCGGTCAGGTCGCCGTGGACGTCATGAGCGTCACCGATCAGGGTATCATCACGCTGCCGAGCAATTCTCCGGCTGCTCCTCTGTCGGCGACCACTGGCGGCGTCTGTAATCTCGTCTACAACACCGATGGCTCGGGCAATCTTGTGTCGCCCACGTCCTCGACGCTGCTGGACGGTATTGCCACCCTCCAGAACAACTCCGCCCCGGACGGCGCCCGCAAGCTCGTTCTCAGCCCGCGCACCAATGCTCGCGTTGTGAACTCGCTGACTGGCCTGCTCAACCCGGTGACGGAAGTTTCCGCGCAGTACCGCTCCGGCGAGATGAAGAACGGACTTGGCTACCGTTCGATCTTCACCGATCAGACGGTCATCAACCACACGACCGGCACGTTCACCACGGGCACCACCAGTGCCGCCGTTTCCTCGGGTTACGCCATCCCGATGTCGGCGATCTCTGGTACGCTCAATGTCGGCGACATCATCACCGTGGCCGGCGTCTATGCCGTCAACCGCCTGACGAAGCAGTCGACCGGTGAGCTTCGCCAGTTCGTGGTGACCGCCGCTGCCGCCAACGGCGCAACGTCGATCTCTGTCTATCCCGCGATCACGCCGGCCGTGAACGGCAATGCCGTGCAGTACCAGACCATCCTGGCTGGCCCTGCCAATGGCGCCACGGTGACGCAGCTGCTGCCGAACCAGACCTACCGCAAGAACGTGGGCTATGCTCCGGAAGCCATCACCATGGTGACCGGCGACCTCCCGCTGCCCAAGAACGTCGATGCCGCGCGTGCGCAGTATGACGGCGTCTCCATGCGTATGGTCACGCAGTACATGGTTGGCACTGACCAGGAAATCTCCCGCGTGGATGTTCTTTATGGCGCGCTTATGGTACGGCCTGAATGGGGCGTTGCTATCGCAGACAGTCTAACCTAACCGCTTGCGGTATGGTTGACAAGAAGCTACTCTGGGGCGTTGCGAAATGCCCTGGAGATACAAATGGGAAAGTTGACTGATCTGGCTGGCCAAAAGTTTGGCCGTCTTTTTGTGCAAGCGCAGGCGCCGTCGATCAGCGGTAACTCTCGCTGGAATGTCCGTTGCGACTGCGGAACCCTAAAGACCGTATGGGGGAATGATCTTAAGCGCGGGAAAGTGGTTAGCTGTGGCTGCCATCGTGACGAGATCAATTCGACCCGGCTCAAGAAGCACGGAATGAGCCAGCACCCGGCTTACGCCTCGTGGCGTGCAATGCTGGCCCGATGCAACGACCCGACTGAACCCAGTTACGCGCTATATGGCGGCAGAGGCATCATAGTATGCGACCGGTGGTCGACCTTTGAAGCATTCTGGCTGGACATGGCGCCGGGTTGGCGTCCTCGGCTGTCTTTGGATCGCATCGATGCCAACGGAAATTACGAGCCGAGCAACGTTCGGTGGGCTACAGCGAAAGAGCAAGGACGCAATCGGCGCGACAATCGACGGATCATGACGGCGAGTGGCGAGATGACAATTGCCGAGGCAGCCGAGAAATACGGACTGTTGCACTCGACCATTACTGCTCGCCTTCGATATGGCTGGACTGATCCTCACGAATTGGTCAAGCCGCCGATGGACAAAACCGAATACCTGAAACAGTACCAAACAAGCTAGGCCCCCTCACCGGGGCCTTTTTCTTGAGGAGCTTGGCATGTCGTCTCCCTTCTCCGAGTACCCGAAGTGGGTTCGCAGCAATGGCCGTGAAACCATCGTCGCGGATGCAGAAGCCGAAGCCGCGCAACTCGCCGCATGGGCCGGTATTACGCCGGTCGCCACTCGGCAGATGGTTGATAATCGGCTGATGACGTCACAGCCCATGAGCGCCCCCGGCTACGTTGCGCCCGCGCCAGCAGATGCGCCCCGTCTATCGCAGCTTGACCATGACGGCGATGGTAAACCCGGTGGTTCAACGGCCCCGGACGAAGACGTCGCCGATCTGCGCAAGACCTATCAGGCCAAGTTCGGCAAGCGCC